CGGATTATCTGGCAGCTGTCCGCAAGGCGTTGGGCAAGTAATCAGAGCCAATCGTTATGCCGGGGCTGCATTTTGCGGCTCCGGCCTATTTTTTAACTGCGAAAGGAGCAGCCGCTATGAACACCACCATCAGCGATAAGGAGTACGATGCAGCCATCGCCGCTGCGAACAAAGCTGCCACCGACCCTTATGTGTACGTCCACAAGCTTATTCAGCCGTTTGAGTACGAGGGCAAGAAGTACGACACCCTGACGTTTGACTTCGGCAAGCTGACTGGCAATGATTCGCTTGCAATCGAGGCCGAGATGTCCGCTCTGCGCCAGCCGGTTATCGTGCCGAGCATGAGTGCGGGCTATCTGATTCGGATGGCCTGCCGGGCGTGTACGCAGCCCATCGGCGTTGACGTTATCGGCGCAATGAGCATTCGGGATTACAACGCCATCCGCACCAAAGCAAGAAATTTTTTGATACTGTCGGATGTGTAACTGATGATGGTGGAGAGTGGCTGCGGCGGCAAGCCCTTCTGATGGCGCAGGGCAACAACACCCCTGCACCATACTGGCTTGCAATGCCTCTGTATCAACTGCGGCAATGGATTGATACCAACAATGCCATTGTTGCCGAGCGCGAAAAGGCGAGAAAGGCGAAGTAGTGGCTCGAAAAGAATGGGAGTTGCTGTTCAACCTGTCCGCCAAACAGAACAGCAACTTCTCCAGCACCTTCAAGGCTGCACAGTCTGCCCTTGCGGAAACACAGAACAGAATCCAGCAGCTGAACAAGGTACAGTCCGACATAACTGCGTACCAGAAGCAGCAGCAGGCCGTTGACTCCACCAAGCAGCGGCTGGCCGTCTTGCAGCAGCAGTACGATAACATCCAGAAAGAGATTCAGGAGACCGAGGGCTATTCCTCTGCGCTGGAAAACAAGCTGATTTCCAAGCAGGCGCAGATCGACAAGACCACGACCTCCCTGCACACCTATGAGCAGCGTCTGGCTGCCACCGGGACCACCCTGCGGGAAGCTGGTGTGGACACTACACAGCTGACAGCAGAAACCACTCGGCTGGAGACCGAGGTCGATAAGCTGAAAGACCAGCAGGTTGACCTCAAAAAGACCATGGACGAGGCCGGAGAGGGCGCAAAGGGCTTCGGCGAGAAATCTGTCGAAGCCCTCGATGCCGTTGAATCTGTGCTTGCCACGGCTGGCATCGCAAAAGCCCTCGGCGAAATCAAAGACGCATACATGGACTGCATCAACACCGCAGGTGATTTTGAGGCATCCATGAGCAACGTCGAAGCCCTGTCCGGCGCATCCGGCGATGAACTGGAAGCCCTGTCCGACAAAGCCAAGGAGATGGGCGCAAGCACAAAGTTCACCGCCGGTGAATCTGCGGACGCTTTGTCTTACATGGCTCTGGCAGGCTGGAACACCCAGTCTATGCTGGAGGGCATCAGCCCGGTGCTGAATCTGGCTGCTGCCGCCAATATGGACTTGGCACAGGCGTCTGATATTGTTACCGACTATCTAACCGCCTTTGGTCTGAAAGCCTCTGACACCACGCACTTTGTCGATGTGATGGCCTACGCCATGGCTCACTCCAACACGGACGTGATCCAGCTGGGCGAGGCGTACAAGGCGTGCGCATCTACCGCCACCTCCCTCGGCTACTCTGTCGAGGAAACCACCGCAGTTCTGGCTACCATGGCCAATGCCGGTGTTAAGGGTGGCGAGGCTGGCACAGCCCTGAACGCCATCTTCACCCGCCTTGCCACCAACACAAAAAAGTGCGGTGACGAGCTGGCGAGCTACGGCGTGAACATCTACGATGCACAGGGCAATATGCAGTCCCTGTCTAGCATCCTTACCGGGATTGCCGGGGTCTGGGGCGACCTGACCGACCAAGAGCAGGCAAACCTTGCCAAGACCATCGCTGGCACGACACAGTATTCCAAGCTGCAAACCATCATGGCCGGGTGCAGCGAAGCAGCAGCCGAGGGCGGGCAGTCGTTCTCCGACTACACCGCCGCCCTGAACGACTGCGCCGGGTCTGCCGACAAAATGGCCGGCACCATGCTGGACAACATGAACGGCAGATTGGTTCTGATGCAGTCCGCCGCTGACGGCCTGAAAATCGCCATCGGCGAGGATTTGACCCCGACTTTGTCCAAGCTGTACGATGTCGGCGCTAAAGTGCTGGGATGGATGCAGGGATTCGTTGAGGAACATCCCGGTGCAGTCAAAGCGATTGCAGCCGGGACTGTTGCTCTTGGAGGATTCCTTGGCGTTATGACTGCTGCATCTGCGGCAATAAAAATTGGCAGCGCAGCTATGGGCCTGTTCTCTGCATCCCTTGGAGTGACGGCTCCTGTTCTTGCGGGCGTTGTCATTGCAGGAACGGCTCTCGCTGCCGTAATCGGTGGAATTTCCGGCGCAGCAGACGATGGTGTCCCGCATGTGCGAGAACTGACCAGCGCAGCCCGCGATATGGGCAGTAGCATGGACGAGGTCAGCGACACCTACCATTCCACGCTGTCCAACATGGAAGCCACTGCCAGTGTCGCGGACCAGTACATCAGCAAGTTGGAGGCCATCGAAGCTGCCACCAACGGCAATACTGCCGGGAACGCTGAGTATCACGATACCCTTGCCCGTCTGTCTGCGCTGGTGCCCAGTCTGGCTGATGATATTGACCTTGAAACGGATTCCATCAAGGGCGGCACAGAAGCTCTGCGCCAGCACGCGAATGCTTATGCGGACGATGTAAAAGCGCAGGCTCGGCAAGAGTACCTGAACGGAATCTACGAGCAGTACAACGATGTGCTGGTCGAAAGTGCGGCGAATGAAGCGAAGCTGGCTGCTGCACAGGCAAAGGTCGAAAAAACCAATGCCGGCATGGACGCAACCTGCAGCAAGTTGCTTTCCACGCTCGGCATGACGGACGAACAATTCAAGTCCACTTATGGCACAGTTCAGGATATTCCTTGGCGTTCCATGGGCGAGGATGTGCAGCAGCTGCGCACCGAGTACATGGGCTACTCGGAAGACCTCGCCACTGCCCAGCATGAAGTCGAAAACTACACCGAGGCTGTGGAGAAGGATCAAGAGGCCATCGATGCAGCTGAGGCCGAGTATCAAGAAGCCAAGGATGCAGTCGATTCCCTGAACGCAGCGCAGCAGGATGCCGCCAACAGCGCAAACGATGTGGCTGCACAGGAGCAGGCCGTCACCGATGTTATCAACAGTGCCGAGGCGGAGATTCAGGAACTCGTTTCGGCATACACGGACGCTTACAATGCGGCCTATGACAGCATCAGTAAGCAGTACGACCTGTGGGATACCGCTGAGAAGGTCGTCGCCACCTCTGCATCCAGCATCAACTCCGCGCTGGAAAGCCAGATCACCTACTGGGACAACTACAACCAGAACCTCGAAAGCCTAACCGAACGCGCTGCCGATATTGACGGTTTGAGCGACGTTATCGCCAGCTTCGCCGATGGCAGCAAGGATTCTGTGAACGCTATCGCCGGCATGGCTGCTGCATCAGATTCCGACCTCGCAAAGATGGTCGAGAATTACCGCTCCTTGCAGGAGGCGCAGAAAACCACCAGCGAGAGCATGGCCGACCTCGAAACCGGCATGAGCAATGCCATGGACGAGATCGCGCAGAATGTAGCCGACAGTGTGGCCGACATGGACTTGAACGACGAGGCCATGAAGAGCGCACAGTCCACCGTTCAGGGCTTTATCGATGGCGCAGAGGGCATGATGCCTCGTGTCAAGGAGGCATACGAAAAGGTGGCGAACGCTGCCTCTGATGCGCTGGCCGGAGCGAATAAGCGTTACAATATCGACCAGAAGAACGGAAACATCCCCGGTTATGCAGTCGGTACGGAATCTGCCGCGCCGGGCTTTGCCATTGTTGGTGAGAACGGCCCGGAGCTGGTCTACTTCAACGGCGGCGAAACCGTGCTGACTGCGCCGGAAACCCGCGCAGCGTTCAACGAGGCGCGGCAGCTGGAACAGATCACCAGCACAAATGCGATTGACCTGTCTGCCGTCCGGGATGCCATCCGTGAGGAGCATGAAGCCCAGACTCTGCGTGAAGAGTACAACCGATATGTAGAAACTGTCAATGGCGGCAATTCGGTCTACTTCAACGGCGGCGAAACCCGCTCCGTTACGGAGGTGCAGCTGCCCGGCGGCTCTGCATCTGGTGGCTCCAACGCCAGCAGCGCGGCTCCTATCACCGTTGCGCCTGTTTACCACATCTACGGTATGCAAGATACGGATGAATTGCGAAGCGTCTTGAACGCCCAGAATGACGACCTCCGGGAAGCTGTGCTGGAAATCGTGAGTGACAACGACACCGATAATTTCAGGAGGGGTTACGCATGAGCAAAACCTACACCACCGTACAGGGCGACCGCTGGGACAGCGTGGCATACACGCAGCTCGGCAGCTGCGCCCTTGCGCCCCGCCTGATGGCTGCGAACTCGCAGTATCTGAACTATTTTGAGTTTCCCGCCGGAATCGTTTTGGCGCTCCCGGAAATCGAAACCAAGACCAGTTCGACCCTGCCGCCGTGGAAGAAGGTGGTCACATGAGCGATGAAAATACTGCCCGCCATGCCGAGTGTACGGTGGAGTTTGACGGTGTGGATATTACCAGCAGCATCATGCCATACCTGCTCTCGCTGTCGTTCATCGACAACGAGGAGGATGCCTCCGACGACTTGCAAATCAAACTGCAAGATCGTGATGGTATCTGGATGGAGAGCTGGCTCCAGCATATGATAGACGGCGATGTATCGGCTGCATCTTCCGACGGCTATAAGGTCGGCGATGTGGTGCAGTTCCTTGGCGGTCCGCACTATAAGGCATCCACGGACAAAAAGGCAAATGGAAATCCCAAGGCTGGCCCGGCCAAGATCACCATCATCAAAGAGGGCGCGCTGCATCCATACCATGTCATCCACACCGATGGCACATCCCGTGTCTACGGCTGGGTGGATGCCAGCGAGATCTCCGGCAAATCTGGCAGCAGTTCTTCTGGTTCATCCTCTGGCAGCGGAGAAGGAAGTCTGAAAATCCGAGCTACCATTACCGCCTGCAACTGGCACTCCGATGGCAAGGACGAAGCCCTCGACTGCGGCGTGTTTGAGTTTGACGGCGTGGTGGCCACCGGGCCGCCCAGCGTCATCACCATCAAGGCCGTGGGCTTACCGTACACGAGCCAGATTCGGCAGACAAAGCAGAGCAAGGGCTGGGAAAAGTACAAGCTCTCCGGCATTGCCAACGAAATGGCGCAGAAGAACGGTATGAAGTCCCAGTTCCTTGCGAAGAAAGACCCGGAGTATAAACGTGTCGAGCAGTACCGCTGCTCTGACATCGACTTCTTGCAGCAGCTTTGCCATGATGCAGGGCTGTCGCTGAAATGTACCGATGGCAAAATCGTCATCTTTGACCAGCAGGAGTACGAGGGCAAGGACGCTGTGTGGACTACCGTGCTGGACGACAAAAGCTATATCAAGTATGGTCATTCGCTCGGTCGGGCTGGAACACAGTATGCGTCATGCCGGGTATCTTACGTTGGGCCTGATGGCAAGGCTATCGAGGGCATTGCCTACGTTAAGGACTACGATGCTAAAAGCAAGACCAACCAACAGCTGGAAGTCATGGCAGCGGTCACCAGCAAGGCCGAAGCCAAAGAACTGGCTGCAAAGAAACTCCGGCTCTACAACAAATTTGAACGCCAAATGAGCTTCACCTTTCCGGGCGACCCCGGCAAGGTGGCTGGCCTGACGTTCAATGCGGAGGGCTTCGGTCCGTGGTCCGGGAAGTACATCGTGAAGCAGTCTAAGCACACAGTATCTGGCTCTGGTGGGTACACCACGCAAGTCATTGGCCGCCATACGCTGGGAGGTTACTGATGAACATGAACGTCGATGTTCGCATCGGAAAAGTTACCGATGT